CAAATAGAAAACTTTACAACAAGGTGCGTGAGTTCTACGCGGATAACCACAAGGCGTATCACGCAGTTCTTGAAGAACAGATCGAAGCATCTGGCTTGCCCGGTAGCGCCAGCGACCCTAAGTCACCGAAGGGTAAGTTAATTGCTTCTATCAAGCAGATGTATGAGGACGGCACGAAGCTGTATCCGTACTTCCCCCTCATGCGCTACGGACAGTACTGGGTGCGTGTGGGCAAAGGTAAAGCTCGTGAGTTCCAGATGTTTGAAAGCCAGTCCGATCGTGATCGTTTTGTAGAAGGCCGCGTCAAACAACTGAACGCCGCATCTGGTAACACCCGCACTAAAGACGAGATGATAAAAGACGGCGACATCGATGAAGGCAACGACCTGTCTAGCGCACGTAAAAATGATGTAGCTGCCAGCGAGATGCTAAAAGAAATCTTCAATACGCTAGAAGCTAAGCCTGTGACCAGCATTACTGATGATTTCGGCAATGTTGTTAGTAACATGTCTACTCTAAATATGGACAAGCTCAAGGATGACATCTATCAGATGTACTTGCAGACTCTTCCAGATCGGAACTTCCGCCGACAGTTTATGCACCGTCAAGGTGTAGCTGGTTTCTCGGGTGACATCCATCGCAATTTCGTGGCTACTGGCACGAACATGGCAAACCAGATTGCGCGTATTAAATACGGCCCTGCAATCATGCTCAGTCTTGAAAGCGCTTCCGCTTCTTTGAAAGGCAATCCAAATAAAGCGCGGCTGGGTGATTTTGTTTCGGAGATGCGTCTGCGAGCAGAGCAACAGATACGACCTTCTTCAGAAGATAGCCTTGGGTTTCAGTTATCCAACCTTGCGAACACTACGACCTTTTTGTGGATGATGACTTCCATTAAAACTGTAGTGGCTCAATTTACCGCTGTGCCTGTCTTTGTTGTTCCAGTGCTTGCGTCTAAACACGGAGTTGTTAAAACTGCCGCTGCGCTTACCAAGTCACTGAACGTGTTTAACGGTATTGGCATAACCAAAACTAATCCTGACGGGACTACTAGCTACACAATGCCTAGCATGTCACAGCTTGAAGGTCTGACCGCTGACGAAAAGTTGGCTACTCAGTACATGCAGGACTTCGGCATCAGTGACACCACGATGGCCTTTGACTTAGGTAATCGCCGTGACGTGCCGACCAAATTAGGGCAGAGCAACGTTCGCCGTGTTGGTAAAGTTGTTTCTAACGCCATGTCTGCGCTGTTTCACCATTCAGAGCGGATGATTCGTGAAGTAACGTTTATGACTTCGTATCGTTTGAACCGCGACAAAGGGTTGACGCATGAGGCCGCGTTAGAAGCAGCGACGCAAGAAAGTCATGAGGCATTAGGTAACTACCACGCATCGAATCGCCCACGGGGTATTCTTGCAAGTAAATCGCGTGAAGTGACTATTGACGCTAGTAGCCCAATTGGTCGTAGTCTTCTACAGTTCAAGATGTTCCCGGCGTTTGTGACTACGTACTTTATACGCAACGGGTACAACATGTTTGCGGGTCTAAATCCACAAGAAAGAAAAGAAGCCAGAATCCAATTCTTAGGTACGCTTGGCATGTCGTATGCGTTGGCTGGATATGTCGGCATACCCGGTATTAGTATGGCTATGGGTGTAGCTCAAGCCATCCTTAACGCCACAAAAGCTGATGACGAAGATGACCCGCTTGAGGGTCGTGATCTTGAGTTCTGGGTCCGCAACGTATGGCTTCCACAAACGTTTGGTAATGTAAAAGTCGGTGACCGTACGCTTGACGAGTTTCTTAACAAGGGGCTAATTTCTAACTTAACTGGTTACGACATCACTAGCAGTATGTCTATGAACAACATGTGGTTCCCAGATGGTAGAGAGCAGGATACTGTCGCCGCTGAAATGGACGACTATGCGTTGGCTTTACTTGGTCCTAGCGTTTCTCTTTTTAGGCAGACAAATAAGGCTATTGATTATTTCCAACAAGGAAAAATCCTTCAAGGCTTTGAGCAGCTAGCCCCCGCCATATTCCGTGACCCATTGAAAGCTTATCGGTATTCCCAAGAAGGTGCGCAGACCCGATCTGGCGATAGTCTTAAACGCGCTGAAGAGTTTACTTTTGGGCAGTTGCTGGCACAAAGTGCGGGCTTTGCTACTGAGGGACTTCAAGCTCGCCGAGAAGATATTTTTAAAACCCAAGGGCTGGTCCTAGCGGCTAAACGAGAACGCTCCGCTGTACTGGATAGGTTGGACTTGGAAATCACTAAAGGTTCTGATAGGGATGTTGAAAAAGCTTTTGAGAAACTTATCAACTACAACATTAAAAACTATCAGGACGAAATTACGATCGACCAAATTGATGAGTCTTTGCAAAAACGTATGGAGCGTAGGCTGATGTCTGATCGCGGGTTCCCAATCGACGAGAAATACTACCCAGTAGTCATGGGCTTGCTTGAGTCAAGCTCTAAGAAGCTAGAACGCGAAAGCCCTAAATAAAAAAAGCCCCCGGTGTTTAGGCCGGGGGCAAGTGGTACTATGACAACCACAAGGAGAACAACGGCTTTAGTCTAGCTTAAGTGCGCCAGACCCGCAAGCCTTTGATGCCCTCCTGAATCACTACTTTTGTAACTACCTCGATTTTCAGTCGGCGGCACACCGCCCGGATTGCTTCCCTTGCTTTGCTGTGGTTGATGCAAGGCACAAAGAAAGAGTACCCGGGTCGGAACTTCGCCCAATTAATCCGGTACGTTACCGTCTCTATCTTCATCTGCTGCGGTCATGCTGAATAGATCAAACTTGTCGGCCTTAAAACGTAGCACACGAACCGCTGGAGACATCACCCGCATGCCCTTAGACATACGCTTGTTAACGGTGTCGGCGTATACGTCTTCGTCTTTCAATTGCTTAAGCACATCCTTGTAGTTGATCTGCGCCTTGACGCAGTAGTCCTTAAAATGCTTGGCAGAGATAAACAAATCTTTGGTGTCGGGCTCATAACGTATAAGCAACTCACCCTTGGGTTCTTGTTGAGGCAAAGCCGTTAGGCTATTCCGAGCGTCTACCTCTCCGTCTACCACCAGCACGTTGTTCATGTGGGCGTTAACAAACTCACCAATAATTGATATGGGGTTTGAATTCGGAGGGGCCACTTCTTCGCGCATCTCGCCGAGCATGCCGGTCAGCCATTTGTAGACCTCCTTCATGTCGTAGTCGTGCAGTCCCAACTTACGAGCGATTAAACCGCCAGCAATGTTACAAGCTGCAACAGCAGACCAGAAGCGCTCCCGTGAGGTGAACTGTACTTCGCTGTCCAGCCTAGCTTGGATTTGACGGATAAGGTCTTTGGTTTCCTCAAGGTTGTCTATCAAGTACTTGGCGTAGATATCTCCGGCAAAGCCGTAGTTCTCCATGAGTTGGTGGTCAAACATCTCCTTGCCCTCTGCCACACTGATGATGGTAGTAGGTACGATTCTGTACTCCAGCAGACGCATGGATTCGCCATCGGGAGAGTTTTTAGCCGCGCCAAGTTTCTCGTAGAAGCTAGCGTTAGCCGATGACAATGTTATGCCTTGCCAGCTAGTGTGGTTGACACGCTCTTCGTTGGTAGATGCCTTCATGCGGTTCTTACCACGCCCCTGCGAAATGCTGTACGACAAGTCAGAGAACTCCATCGGGCTTGTGTTCGTAATCTCATCGATGGTGTTGGGCAGGTTGTTCATCACGCCGAGCCGGTGCATCTTTGCGTTGAATGTGTCTTTCCAAATAGAAGCAAGCCCTTTAGGGTGCCCCCATACGCTGTTACACATGTAGAGCGCCGTTGACTTACCTGAACCGGATGACTTGTGAATCAGGTTGATGATCGCCCCGCTCATGCCCGTAAACTTGAGCAGTGGAGAGCCGAACGCTGTGAGTGCCGCGAACGCATGGGGCTCCAACCCCGGCTTGGCGTACATGTTAAATACCTCTTTCCACTTTTCAAACGAGCCAGTCGGCGTCATCTTTTCAGCGACTAGCTTAGTCGTGTGTGACGGGGGGCTGTAAAACGTACCGTCCTTTGTGACCTCTCTGTCGCCGATGATGAACTTGCTGTCGTTGTCTACCCAACCAAATTGTGTTCTCATAATTTCTGCTTTCTTTGCGTATTGAAGTGCTTTCATGAACGTCATGATGAAGTACATGAGGTTTTCTAACTGCTTAGGGTGCGCTGCTACGCCTTGATGCGCGAGTGCCTCCCTAAGCTTCTCTTTGACTGCGATTGATGCCAGCGGAATGACAAACTCTTTCACGCCGTCCATTGGCAAATGCAGTCGGAACAACGCAGTCTCGCCCAACTCAGGGTCTTTCATGCGCTTGACTACGTACAGGTCGTGCTCGTACACCAACTCTGGTTCGTCCTCTTCGTCCTTAGCCTTTCTCCAAATGCCCCCCGTCTTACCGCGAGTAAAAGGGAATGGGTACTCAGGTATGTGGCGTATTACGCCGGTACTCTCCTCTGGCGGCAGTATGTACTCGCCGTCTTCTACTTCCGTTTCGCTTAGCTCCATGCCAAGCACGATTGGGGATTTAATATTGCCCTTGTGCTTGCAGCCATCACAACCAGACTTGTTTTGTTTTTCAAACGTAGCGCAGTGGTGTGGGCCACCCTTTGCAATCAAGTTCTTAATCTTAGCGTCTACTTCTTCTGGGTCGTACCCCGGGTGCTGGTCAGACATCATGTGCGACGCTGTACTAGCGTCAACACAAAACGCGGCGATCGATAAAGCAGAACGCCACAGCGGCTCTTCTATGGAGCCTTGATTTTGATACGCCTCAAGCAGTTGGTTACAGCCATCGCCGTTCGCCGAGCGCATCATAATTGTTTTAAATCGCTTCACCTTACTGCCCATCATCGCTTCCATCATTGGACTAACGACGTTCGGCAAAAAATCAGGCTTGTCGGTTGATGCGTCAGGCGCACCGAGTAGCTCTTTGACATGCGCGTAACTCATACGCACGGTGTCTTCGTTGATTACACTAACTAGTACTTGGGTGTCGTACTTAAAATTAAACGTACCCGGAACACGGAGAATACGTGAGGCTTCAAAAACAGTTGCGTCTACGATCAAACCGTTTTCGTCGCACAGTTCCCGCAAGCGATTAGACAAGGGCTCCCACTCATTGCGGGTCAGTGTCTCTTCAAGAAGCCAGTAAGCATGAACCCCATAACCTGAGTTAACAAGAATCGGCTGTGGTAAACCGACTGCTGTGTAGAACTTCACAAGTTCGTCTAAGCCCATCTGCCGGTCTAGATATCCTTTGATGACGCCCTTACTGTCAGGTACACCCTTAGTTGCGCCGCAGTCAATGTCCAACCACAAGGCGCGTACATGCGTTACGTTTTCGTGAGTGCGCGTGTTCAGCGGGCCAAACTTGGCGCAACCAAAATACGCATCGACTCCATTAGCAACGTGTTTGACAAACAGTGCTTCTGCTTCTTCTCTCGTGTCTACAAATTTTTGATCTGGGTAACGTCCAATGCCCATCACGCAGTACCTACCCTCAACAGGTAGGACAGCATCAAGCAGGTCAAAGTTGGACATATAACTTTCTTTTGGGGACGGCTACGCAGGGGGCCGGAGCCCCCATACGCGCACGAGTTATCGGATTTTCTTGAGCCTAGGTATGAGACGCTCGATTAGTTCCGCGTGTGCTTGGTTAGGAGTTGTAGCCCCCCAGAACCAGTTGTAGATCGTTGCGCGGCTCACGTTGAACCTCGTAGCAATTACGTTCACAGGAATATCNAGCGCTATACACTTGCGCCCAAGGAGTACACCCCACGACTGCTCGTCGGCTTTTTTGTTGGCCTCAACCAGTCGCTGGCTGTATCCGTAGGACATAAATTACTTCTCCTTTGACCAAGCATCAATAACAGAACCCAAGTCTTTTTTGACTGTGGGGGTAGCAGCCTCGGCCTTTTTGCTTTCGCGTTTAACCGGCTCGGCAACATCAGGTTCGGGCTCGGCGGCTTTTGGAACAGGCGCGGCAAGTGCGGGAGCGCGGCCAGACATATCCGCTTGATACGGAGTCATGACAACCATCTTCTGCACTTCTGGCTTCTTAGCGACTTCACTAGTTACAGTGTGCTCGGCCTTGTTGATGAAACGGGCCGGTGTAAACAGCACGGACTGATTGTCGTTTTCTTCGTTGAAGCTCAGCGTAGTCACAACGTAGTCTAAGCTCTTGCCGTTGTTGGCGAGGTACTTAATGTAGTTCTCAAACGGATGCGTGTTGTTGCCGACACTATCGCCAAACAAAGACTTGGATGCCAAGTTCATCTGGTACACAGAACCTTCGAGCGTAGTGCCAAAATCTTCAACCAGAGTCATAGCCAAACGACGGGAGTAGCGGCAAGCCTTAGAGTTGCCCTGACCTGAACCTTTGATGTTCTGAGCACAGGTGTCGCATCGGGAAGACTGCGGGGCGGTTGAGCCAGCATCGGGCGCATTGCCGTCGTTAGAAAAGCAATCTGGAGCGCTTGGCTCGGCATCGGGTGTCCACTGCTTAGCGTAAAAAATACGCCCAACTTTAGGAGACGCGCTGACGATCACAACGTCGAGGTTGCCCTTGACCTTGCCCATCTCTTCACCGCCAACAGTCTTACGGAAGATGCCGTTCTTAGGCACGATACGCTTAACACCTGTGCGGCCAGCGAGGGCTTTGGTAAGGTCGGAGACCCCTGCGTTTTGCAGGAAGTCGGGGAGGTCTTGATTCAAAACAGTAAGGTCGGTCATTTTATTTCTCCTTGGAACGTCTAACAGAAACGGTAAATTCGCTTTCTACATTTAAGCCCATAGGCAAGTAGCCGGGATTCTCAGAGAGAAAGTCCTTCATGTTGGTTTGATGAAGTCGTTTCTCCAACAGGCCAAATGCACCATTCTCTTGAATGAAGTCGTACATCGAATCCCAATCGTTCGTCCAGTACCGTGACTTAACTGTACGAATGATTGTGCCGTGTGGTGTTCGGATGCTGTCAGCACCCATTTCTTTGCAGGTGTCCAACATTTGGGTGGTAAGCACCGCTAGCTGGTCCTCAAGTTCTTTGTCCTCTACCTCAAACGCTCGCTTCTTATCGGCTCTAGCGTCCCTGATCTTTATGTAGATCGAGGTTAGCTGGTTCAAGTCTATAGCGGCTGTAGCTTCTTCATTCATCTAATGCTCCTAACAATTGTTAATGGGTGTGAGCGGCACTGCTCACGAAAACAAGTCTATCACAGCTTTGTACATTGTCAAGGGNTTTCGGCGAGTACTTGACGGTAGAGATCAACTATCTTTTGGTGGCTACTCACGTTGCCCCGCAGCATGGAGTAAATCTTGCGCTCTACCGTGCTACCCATGATGTGATAGATGGTCATCGGGTTGACTTGGCCCGGGCGGTCGATACGCGCATTGGCCTGTAAGTAGGTCTCAACGCTAGTGCATGGAGCGTACCAGATGATCGTGTCAGCGGCGGTTAGGGTAAGTCCGTGGGACGCTGCTTGCGGCTGTATGATAAGCACCTTGACTGTCGGCTGCTCTTGAAAATTCTTTACGATGTCACTGCGCCGATTTACTGACACTGCGCCGTTAATGACTTCACACGCAATGTGGTTCTTAGTCAAGTGCCTCTTCAATAGCTCGATGGTGTGGGTAAAGGGTACGAACACCAGCACCTTGTGACTGCACTCATCAATGATCTCCTGCACCACGTTCAGGCGGTTTGATACATCGAACTCCAGCACTTCGCCGTTGTCGGTGTACACAGCGCCGCCGGAAATCTGTAGCAGCTTGTTGGCTTTTGCGGCTGCGTTTACAGCGGAGACCTCTTCACCTGCTGCCTCAATGAGCATCTCCTTCAACAGCACCTTGTAGTACGCCAACTGCTGCGGCGTGAGTGGCGCATCTCTATCTACGGATGTAACTNGGGGCAAGTCAAGGCACTGAGCTTTNTCAAACCNNATCGCTGGCTGTAGGATTCGGTGTACTGTTTGGTTGGCTGTCGGCTTCGGAGTCCACTTGAACTTAGTTAGCTGCTGCATCACTGAGTCGCGGTACTGCCCAAAAAATGGTGACACTCCCTTGGGGTTAACTAGCTTTGCCAATCCGTAAGCATCTACAGGAGACTGAGCAGCGGGTGTACCCGTCAGCATCCACAGACCCTTAACACTTTTGTTGATGTCACGCAATGTCTTCCAACGTTCAGTCTGCGCGTTCTTGTAGGCTGAGGCTTCATCAACCACAATGAGATCAAACTCACCGTCAATGATTTCATTCTTCACGATGCTTACACCGTCGAAGTTGATGATTACAAACTCAGCCATTCCGCCAATAATCTCTTTGCGTTTACGCGCGCTTCCATAAGCGATATCAACCGTACGGTGTATGGCAAACTTGAACAAGTCCTGCTGCCACGCTGACTTCATGATTGATAGCGGACAAATGACAAGCACTCGCTTAACGACGTTGAGGTTCATCAAATGATCTACCGCCCAGATGACCGACGCCGTTTTGCCTGTACCNTGCTCGTTAAAGCAGAANGCTTTGGGGTTGCTAATTAAAAACTCTGAGGTTACCTTCTGATGATCGAACGGCGTAAATCCATGCGGGCGAGGCCACGTATACGTATCAAGGCTCATTTTTTCTTTGGCTTGTTGACTTTGACTGTGTGGTCAGAGTTGCGACTAAATGAACGGTTGGCGCTAGGAGACTTCAGTTTCAAGTTGCTCGGCGCGTTAGTGCCGCCTTTGCTCAGCGGAACCGTGTGGTCGATGTCCTTACCCGTACGATCGATGCCTTTTTTATCCATCTCGTTACGGGCACGTTGGCGGTCCATCCGTGTGGGTAGTTCGCCCCGCTCAACTTGTTGGGTGTACTCTTTTTTATAGGGACGGGGTTTGTTTACGTATGGCATGGTTTAACTCCTATTGTGTTCACAAACTTTGACGGGGCAGAACCTACATAGCGGGCCGGTGATCGGGTTCCACACACCGTTCTCTATCGCTGCTTCGATACGCGCAACATCCTGCGCTGGCTTCTCAATGTACTTGTCTTTCATCTCGGCGTGGTGCGTGGCCTTGACAAAATCTTTGCTCACCACAAACAGCAGGGCCGACTTGATCGTCTTGATCTTAGGGTACTTGGCAAAGATAGCCGTGGCCACCAAATCGAGTTGCTTTACGTCAGCATACCGAGAGTTTTTGCTAGTCTTGTAGTCAACGGAGTGCGCTATGCCGTTCTCCTCATTAAGCACAACCAAGTCGGCGATACCGTGCCACCAAACATCGTCGGCATTAAATTCACAAGGCTCTAGGTCTTTGGTGAGGCCGAGCATCACTTCACACAACTTCTCGCCGGGGATGGCGTTGAGTTGGTCAAGCATGTCCTTCATGTACTCAAATTCGGGAGGGATCGGAGTCTTGTTGAGTATGTATTCTTCCGCAACTGTATGCGCTGACTTGCCGTACAGAGTCGCTACGGTGTCGGGCTCACGCTCGGTCTTAAGAATTCTCGTGTGATAGTACTTTTTCGGGCACTGCTGAAAAGTCTTCAGGCTGCTGAAAGACCAGACGATTGGTTTGGCGGTCATCTTTGACGCTCCTGCATGTCTCTAATCGAGTTAATCATCAGCTTTGTTTCTGCCATCGCAATGAAGCCCTGCTCAATTGCCTCGGCAAACTTTTTCTCTAGCATTGCTTCGTGCGCCGCCTTCAACGCGTTCTCGGCTAGCATACAAGGCCGTGCGTAATCAACAATCGCCATAACTATCTCCGCATCCTGTCTCACAATTAAGGGGTAATTCCAGCCCCCATGAGGGACGGATTCGCATGCAGATTTCNACGTANTCCATCGCGGTGATGATCTCTTTAATCGGCACTAAACAGGCCACAGCATCNTGCACCGTCATGACAACACGGTACTTGCGGTTGATCGCAAGCATCTGCTCACCAATGATAATCCGAGCCAANGCTTGACACACGTTCTCTATCAACTTGCCTCCATATATCCGATTTGGTATAACGGAGCGGCCTTTCTTGGTGTCGTATATGAGTTCAAATTTGCCGTCATCGTCTTGGCTGCTACGCAAGTTGGGGTANCGGAGGTACAGGCCGTTGGGCAGTTTGATACCGTCTTTACCGTCAACTTTGAGCACACCGTTGCGGCCCAACGTTGTCGTCTGGCCCCTCATGATTGCGTCTAGCGCCGTACCCGCTGCTTTCCACAGGGCTGTGATCTTTGGGTAAGTTCTGCGGTACACATCAATAATCTTCGTCGCCTCTTCTAGCGTAATAGCCACACCAAAATTCTTTAGTTGGGCCATGAACTTCCCTGCGCCCATGCCATAGCCACAGCCAAGGATTGTGGTCTTCCCCACAAAGCGTTCACGAGTGTCAGCCTTGGTGATAGGCCGTCCGTAGATAGCCGATGCCATGATGCAATACACATCCTCGCCACGATCAAAGGCCGCGACCAAGTCTTCCTGTCCAGCTAACCATGCCAGAGTACGCGCTTCAATTTGTGACGAATCCGAATCCATTATTGCGTAGCCAGTCGGCGCAATGATGGCGTACTTAAGAGGTGAGGTACGTGGTAGGTTCTGGAGGTTTACGCTGTCAGCACCGCCCCAACGTCCTGTGTGAGCAGCGTAGTAGCGCAGCGGAACTGGCATTGACCCTCGATCAGCGATACCCAGAAACCTAGCGGTTCGTGTCTCTTCCAGCGTAGACTTAA